GCAGGTACATTATCTGTTGCTCCAATGGATAGCGAGCATCAGTCACCATGAGCTGTCTTGCCCTACGCCTTGACTTGTAACCTTCGTACATTTCCACTCGTTTGCTGTCACCGAGATCGAAGCACCAAGCCACCTGCCTGGTCCGGAACAGATCCTGCAGTTCGTGCACCTGCTTGAGCGTCCCAAATATAACGCCGGTCTTGATGGTGCCGAAGCTGAGATCTCCCAGCACATGGAAGAAACGGTACGCCAAACTGGACACGTCTATGAGTAGCCAATCGCTGTTCATATTAGTCCAAAGCCCGCCTTGCGGCAGTTCTTGTACCACACCACTTCCATTTTCCCATTCATGCGCTGGCCCTGCTCGGTGCCGAAGGTTTGGAACGGGAGCCAGTCGGCCCCTCGGTTCTCGCACACGATGACCTGGCCCGGCAGCTCACGGCACCACTGGCCCAGTTTGGGGAAGTCAATGTCCTTGGCCGGACAGCGATAGTACTTGCCCATTTCCTGGTACGGTGGATCTACGAACCAGCAGGCGTCTCCGCGCCGGTTCACGTCTAACTGGTCCCAGCTCTTGTTATACACCCGCCAGTGTTTGATGTGTTTTGAGGCGTAGGCCACCATGGCCCGCACCTTGAGTCCCCAGACGCCTGATTTCGACGTGGCGAGGCCTGCGCGGCCCCACACTGAGCGCTTATTGGCGGGCGAGGCACCACACGTATTGAGCCAGAAACCGATCAGCCATTGCGCCTCCTGTGGAATGGTCAGATCCTTGACCGACTCGCCTTCGTACAGAAGCGGCAGCTTCATTATCTCAGCCGGGTCGGCCTTGATCACATAATCCAGTACACCGCACACCACCGGATCTTTGTCGTACAGGACCACCTGCCGCTTGAAGTGACGACAGGAGTAGGCGGCCGACCCGGCAAACGGCTCGATCACTATGTCATGTTGTGGCGCAGGGTACTTGGTCGCCAGTCGGTTCTTCGCTCCATAGTACGAGAAGATATGGAAGGCCTCTTTCATTCATACCTTCGCTTGCGGTGCACTTCCAACTGGGCCTCGATCCCATTCCACACTTCACCAGTTAACGCCTGCAGGTCCCGCTCCCGATTCGTGCTCTCAATCAGTCGGACCAGCTTCTCTTTTGTACCCTGGAACTTGAACTCAGGTGCTGTCACTGTACCTTCAGTGCCAGTCCAGTGCTTTTCCTTGATCAGATAGTCAATGCACGAACCAAGATCATCTATGCCGAAGCTAGTATAAATCGGAATCTCAACCGTACGATCCTTGCCTGTGAATCGGTTCTTCTTCACATGCACGCTGGCAATAATGCCGATCTTTCTGGGCTGGCCGTTCACCGTACGCTTTATTGTTTTCTTGATGGAAAACCAAGCCTCCAATTGAGCATAGAATTTGAGCGCCTTGCCACCTGGACGGGTCTTGGGATCGTACATGGCGCCAAAGCCCATGTTCTCGCGGCTCTGGGTCAGTACAATCACAATGGAGTCCGTATCCCGGGCAAGGGCGGCCAGGTTGCGCATGTTCTGGGAGTGTACCACTGCCTTGCCATCACTCATGATCCCGGCACTTTCCTCGCCCTCCTCAGCCGCGGCCTTCTTCTTCTTGAACTTCTTCTGCTCGGCTTCGCTAGTCAGAGCAGGCTCGCTGTCCAGTACATAAACAGACGGCTTGTGCGTCAGCCGGTCGTGGGCATTGTAATAGAAATCCTGTACGGTGCGACTGCACATGGGCCGCTTCTCTGCATCATACTTTGGTGGCTTGATTCTGGCATTGATGCGAGGCCCGAAGAACTTCTCGAAGAACAAGGCACCGTTCTCGGCATTGTCAAAGATCAGCGAGTACCCATCAAAAAGTGGATTCATGGCCGCCTCGGCCAGACAGGTGCCAGCCAATACAGTCTTGCCTGCACTGCTGTCGCCCGGAATCAGGTAGTACGCACCTCGCATGAAGGCCCGCCACGGGTTGCCCGTACAGGCGAGGTTCAACAGGGTGCTGCCACTGCTCAGCATGCCTTTCGGACGCAGTGGCGCTTCCTCCCGTTTGCGCTGCAGTACAGCCTTGATCGAATCTGTCTCAGGATCGTGCATACATTGAAAATTGGTGTGGATAGTGGGATTTGAACCCACAAAGACTGTGTGCCACACCCGAATGAAGAGGAAAAAATAACCTCTTTCCCAGTAGCAGCAAATCAGTCCCGCTTTCGCGTACATGATGTTTAGTCATGTGCTTTTACCATTTTAGCTATATCCACATAAAAGAAAACCCTGCCCCATTGGGGTTAGATGGGGCAGGGTTCCACTCATTGCAGGTGCTAGCCCTTAGCGTTTCTGTCCTGCGAGGTTGGTGATCCTCAATCGTCCCAGTCACTGCCGCCAGTCGACGCTGCTTTCTTCTTCGCAGGCGGCGCCTCGTCATCGTCAGCCAATGCAGCGGGCGGCGCTTTCTTCTTAGGTGGCGGTGCTTCCTCATCCTCCGGATCAGCCGGAGGGGCCTTCTTTTTCAGTGGCGGTGCCTCTTCGTCCCAATCACTGCTGGCCGCAGGAGCGGGCTTTTTCTTGGGCGCCGGGGTCTCCTCTTCACCAGCATCGTCAGCGAGTGCAGCCGGCGGGCGCTTCTTGACAGGGGCGGGTGTTTCTTCGTCCCATGTATCATTGGCAGCCGGAGCTGGTTTCTTCTTCGGGGGCGGTGCTTCCTCGTCACCTGCTGGTGCCGTCTCGTCTTCGGGATCAGGCTTGGTCGGCTTGCGCGCGGGCGGCGGTGTTTCCTCGTCGGCGTCAGCCCCCTCCATGGCCGCCTTGAACACGCTGTACTTCTCGATCTTCAGAATGTCGTCCAGGCAGACTGTGTGTTCGTCAATATACTTCCAGCCGTACTGCTCCTTGCGCGGCAGAAAGTCAATTGCCGTCACCTTGAGGTACTTGTTTTTGCCCATCGTCTCTTCGCTGATGGTCAGCGACAGGCGCAGGCCTTCTTTCGGGTCGCTGAACTTGTCCCAGCCGTTCTCGACCGCGGGCTCGGAGTTGATGCGCTCGGCGAGGAGCTTACCGAAGGAGAAGTACGAACTCTCCAAGAGCTGCACGCCGGATTCCTTGTCCTTGCGATTGACGACCAGCATGAGCTGGCGACGCTTCGGTAACATTTCCTTGAGCGTCTTCTCGTCAGTCTCGGCCCGAATGCTCTCGGTGTACTCGCAGGCCGGGCAGGGCTTGTTGACGGTGCGCGCGAGACAGACGTGAGCGCCACCCGACGGACCAATCTTGCGGTGCATATAGTAGGTCCGCTCGTAATGGTACGTGCCCTCCTCGGCAAAGGGATTGCCCGCCCCGACCAGATAAGGGAGCACGTCAATGATCATGTTCCCTTTCTCCAGTTTGAAGAATTTCATGCCTTCCGGAATCCGGACGACGCTGAAATCCGAACCACTCGTCTGCTTTGCAGCAGCTTCGCGCGCAGAGGTCATCCGCCGCTGTTGTGTTTGATCAGCCATAGGTTTTTACTGTTGGGTTTCGTTGTACTTCTTGAATCGCTCCGTGGCACGGAGGAAACCCATGCGCGCAGCGAAGACAGAGAAATATGAAATAACTGGTGCGAATAACATCAGCATTATCGCTGTGAAAAGAATGGTCCACATTTTAGTCCTCTTCTTTGCTCAGGTCGCGCCTGATTTGGGTTTTCTTGGCGGCGGCGCGCTGCTCAGCTTCGCTCATTTTCTCGCGCACGCCTCGACCGGCTTGTACCTTCGGGTCGGCAAAGTAGTTTGAATTGTGCAGCTCGACCAGCATCGTCAGCGCCCGCTTGCGGTGCTCCAATGCACTCACTGCTGCTTGCCGTATATTGAGGCGGTAGTTCGATTCATTCACCCGCTTGACGGCCTCAGCATATTTGGGACTGGTCAACACCGCCGCCTCAACCGTGCCCTCCGTTACCTTCTCCAAACCGTATTGGGCGGGGTTGGCCCGGATCTCGCTGCTCAGTTCGGCCCGTACCACGTCAAGATTGGACTTGGCCTCATCCCGGGCATGCTGCGCCTTGGCCGCCCCAGTCGCGTGGCGGTAATATATCTCCGCCTGTTCAATCCATTCCTTGTCCAGTCGAAGCTCATCGATCTTGAGAAAGTCCCCGTCGGGGGGCGGAGGTGTGGCGGCAGGTGTTGGCATGCCTGTATTATCGCTTCAATGACATGGCCCGAAACACCATCAGGGCCAAACCCGCATTCTTGGAGTCAAAGGTGTTGAATTGGAATATCTCAATCACCTGCGCGGCGCGTCCCACCATGTTTCCACCTTTCAGCAGTATGCTGCGGGCATAGCCCAGGATCAGATAGCGCACCGCCTCCGGTTCGTCCTGTACCGTGGACAGAATCTTGGCCGCGTCGGGCCAAGTCGTCTTGAAGCCAAATATGCAGCGCGCCAGCTCGATGGCCTCGGCCTGGGTTGACCCACGGGCGATTGCCTCAATGCGTTCGTCCTCGTCCTCAATGCCAGCAATCTTGTTCAGCAGTACAAGGGCCAGTCGGGCGGAGCCGTTGCAAGTGTCTATTATCTTCTCGCCCACCTCGCGCGTGAGGGTGATTCCTTCCGACTTAGCCACGGTGCGCAGAAGCTGCTTGAGGTTATCGGATGAGATATCAACCAGCCGGATTTCAGTGCAACGATTCTTGATTGTGGGAATCAATTTCTGCGGGTCGGTGGTGCAGAGAAATACATAGGCATGGCTCGGCAGTTCCTCCAATACTTTCAGGAGGGCGGTCTGCGCATCATTCGAGAGCTTGCCAGCCTCGTCTATAATCCAGATGCGCGACTTGCCACCCATGGCATAGGAATGTACCCGCCGGGCAATGTCGCGGATGGTGTCAATGCCGCGGGTGTCGGCAGCGTTGAGTTCAACCAAGTCCCCGCTACCACACTCCAACTTGCTGGCGACAATGCGCGCCAGTGTCGTCTTGCCTGTACCAGACGGCCCCGTGAACAGGAATGAATGGGGGAATGCCTTGCGCTTGAGCATGGCCTGCAGGGCGGCCACTGCCTCAGTCTGGCCCACCACGGCCGAGAAGTCGGACGGCCTATGCTTTCGGTACAGTTCTATTGAGTCACTCATTTGGATTTGATTTGGTCACCGTAAAGGAACCAGCCCGGACGCTCAGTACGACTGAATACTTCCAGCCACGGGCCCGGTGAAGCGTCCTCCACGAATCGGTAGGCCTTAGCCGGTTTCTGAGAATGTCCAGCCCGGGGAGCATAAATGGTAGTGCCCATGGTGCGAGCCAGTGGGGATGTACGCAGACTCCCCTTCACACAGAAAATCATGTGCTCGGTATTATTCGGAAAATAATAGCCGGTGCCTTGGGTTGGCTTCAGGTCACCAAGATTGGTTTTCACCCATGTAATTATCGTCTTCTGGGTGAATCCCCACGCTTCTGCAATCTGCAAGGCCTCCTTGGGAAAGGCATTGGTGTACCAAAGATACAGGTGTGCATTGTCGCTTATGGGCAACCCACTGCCGAGTGCACACAGTTGTGTGATCGACATCACCCCATACTTATTTTCCGAACTGACCCGCCCATTCCAGTTCACGTCAACCTTGGTGGACATGCGCTCGGCCTGGCTCTTGCCCACCCTGTACGGCCACGGTGGATCCACCATCAGAGTCTGGAACTTCTCGGGTCGATCAGTTACCAACGCATTATCTGTCAGAACTGGCTTCTTGCTGCGCACGGTATCCACATCGAAAAACGTCTTCATGGTACAAGCCCAAATCCCACCTTGCGGCAGCCCTTGGTCCAGATCACCTCGACCCGGCCGCCTTGGTTGTAGTTGTTCGCCTGTGCGAGGTACAGATCCCGGAACGGGAGCCAGTCAGCACCTCTGTTCTCGCAGGCGATCACCTGACCCGGCAACGCCCGGCACCATTCTCCCAGCTTCGGGAAGTTGATTTGCTCCGGCCCCAGCCTGTACTGTTTGCCTGCTTCCTGATATGGCGGATCCACAAACCAAGTAGCCGGACCGTACCGATTCGGGTCAATGTCCTCCCAGCTTTTGTTATATACCTTCCAATGCTTGATGCGTCGCACCGTGTGAGCCACGCGACGGATCGTATCCTCGCTCCAGACGCCCGAGTAATTGCCTCGACTCCACGGTGACTTGGTCTTGCGCGGCATCACATCCCCCACTCCAATCCAGAAACCCATCAGCCACTTGGCCTCCTGAGGAATGTTGTAGTCGTCCACACTAGCCCCTTCCTCGTACATGCGCGGCAGGCGCATGATTTCCTCCGGTGTGGCGTGAATGAGATAGTGCACGGTGCCAAACGTGATGGGGTCTTTCTCGTACAGGATCACCCGCCGCTGGTGGTGCCAGCAGGAATATCCCGCCGCCCCGCAGAAGGGCTCTATGACTATATCGTACAGCGGAGCCGGATACATGGGGGCCAATTTCTGCTTGCTGCCAAAGTACCGGAACAGGACAGGGCGCTGCTGCTTGATATAGTTGGAGATCTTCATGATCCCTGCCAGAACTTCAGGAGGTCAATGGCTGAACCGTTGAACCCTTCCACACTGTAGGTGTTTGTGTCCCGCCTAATATCGACTGAGCGCTTGTCGTGCCACGATTTGCCAATGGGTGAGATCTCACATTCAATGGACAACGGCACGATCAACCAGTCATAATCTTTCAGGATGTCCCGCTCGGTGACCCGGCGCACGATCTCCAGATACTGGTCGAGTTCGGGGATATACACATCAGCCAAGATGGAGTCGTGAATCTGGCCCACGATCTTGGTTCTCATCTTGTTTCGCCTCAATTCCCGCTGGATGCGAATGAGCGACCACAGTAGACAATGGAACGCAGATCCCTGGATAGCGTAATTGGTCACCTCATTGCGCCGCATCACCCCTTGATACAGGAAACCAGTCAGGCTGCGAAACTGTCCAGTCTTCAGGTATGATTCAAACCAGTCCTTGCGCCACTGCCCGTACACCTTGAAGCGGTTGTACCAGAAATCATGCTCCACCTCCTGGACGTGCGCCATGAAGCTGCCGGGCGTAGTCTCCTTGTTTTCTCCATCGTACCGGCCCAGTTCAGCCATTCCTTTCGAGTACAAATGATCGCGCAGCGAAGCACCATCCGGCCCTCGCAGGTTGCTCGAATCGATCTCCTCCCAGAGATTGGTGGCGCAGTTCACGAACCAGTCCCCATAAAACTGTGGAAATACAAACTTGTTCTTGGCCGCATGGCGGACCGACTTGGATCCCTTGCTCAGCTGTTTCCATTCGTCCCGGTCGAGATTGTAGAGTTGCATCGCCAGATCGCGGTGCATGTCCATCTTGGGGTCACTGATGTACTTGATGAAGACCGGATCGTGGTGGTAGGCGGCTGACAGTGTGACCTCGATCCCTTTGAAGTCATTTTCCACCAGTACGTGGCCGTCCCGGGCTATGAAGTTCCTCCGCACCAGTTCACCCATCTCCTGGTTTCGTACAGGATATTGCTGGGAGTCGGAACTGCTGCGGTAGGTCTGCACCGTGTGCAGGTTGAAGACCGGATGTATGAAGCCTTCAGCCGTCACCTCGCGCGCAATGCCCTTGAGGTACGTGCCGTACGCTTTCTGTATCTTCTGCAGCTTCATGTATCCCACCACGAAGGGCTGTTCATCAGCCAAGGCCAAAAGGGCCGACTCGTCAGTTGACTCACGATCCCCACCTTCGGTCTTGGAGCTAGACTTGTACTTCATTTCCTCATACAGGACCTTGCCCAACTGGGGCCTGGAATCCAGATTGGCCTCCAGGCCAAAGCGTCGTCGCCACACTCGCCATACTTCGTGCGCAGTCAGTTTCTCCTTGAGACGTTCAATCTTTCCCTCTGCTTCTGCCATGGCCCGCTTGAGATTGACCAAGTCAATGCGCTGCCCGGCAGCCTCGACCTGCGCGAGCGCAATCACCCCGTCATGGAAAAGACGGTACCCAGCGTCACAGTCAGCTGTAATTCTCATTTCGTTTCAATAATCGCCGGCTCTGCCGTTTATACAGCACAAATTCCAGCAGGGTATCAATTCCGCAGTACTTCAGCAACTGACGCAGGTCCACTCCTCCAATCAACTGGTTCAGCTTGCCGTCTCCAATCGGCTTCATAAAGCGACGTATATGATCGTCCCACGCGGTCACCCCCAGTTCCACATACGCCTGGAACTTGAGGGAGCATATTCCCCCTTCGCGGTTGTCAATGACGTGAGCGCCCACCATAGTGTCCCAGAGCCAGTGGCGTACTCCGCGGCCAAACAGTTTCTTGGTCCAGCGCTCCTCGTGCTTGAGGTTGGCCGCCACGAAGTGACAGCGGTCAGAGTGCAGCAGGCGACCAGTGGCGGCGATGGCTGCGCCATGCCACGGGTAAGAAATTGTACGACCACCGTCCCTGCATACAGAGCAACAGATGATTTTGCCGCCGGGTGTTTCTGGCTTCAGGGTGTTGCCTTCATAGTCGACCGCAAAGTCCCCGCCCTCACGCTCCCATTCGTCCAGTATATCAGCAGCGACTTGGACGTCCAGTATGACCTCGATCAGACTCTCCCAATTAGGCACCGGATTCCACGGTCGTTCAGAATGGGCCAGTGCTGTACGCAGGTGCTGTCGGAAGTATAAATCCAGTACAGGGTCTGCCATCCGCTCCAAGTATGAAGGATGGAACGTAGGGCAGATCCAGGCATTGAGCTTCTGGTCGGGAATGTTGAAGCCCACCCAGCGCGACACCGGGCCCGGCTTCTCGCGCCACAGTTCGCCAATCAGGCTGCGCACCGCCGGACCACCGAACAGCAGGATCGTTTCCGGATTGTACTCTTTGATCGTGCGCAGGAGGTTCGGCCGGCAGTAATCAATTCGGCGGGCGTCCCCGATTTCATTGCCGGG